TGGACGCTGAGTGGCGGTACGTTGTCGATTGCCGGGGATGGCAGCCTCGGTGACGCCGCAAGCGGGCTTGTGTTCAACGGCGGCACGCTGCAGACGACGGCCAGTTTCACCACGAACCGTGGCATGGCGCTGAATACAACCGGCAAAATCGACACAGCGGCAGCAACCACGCTGACGGCGTCAGGCATCCTCAGCGGTGCCGGTGGCCTGACCAAGACCGGCGGCGGCACGCTGGAACTGACCGGCGACAACAGCTATTCGGGCGAAACGACCGTGTCGGCAGGCAAGCTGGCGCTGAGCGGCACGGGCAGCATCGCTGCATCGAGCCGTGCGGTTGTCGATGGCACGCTGGATATTTCTGGCGTAGCCGACGGGGCATCGATCAAGCGGCTTGCGGGTGCGGGTACCGTCGAGTTCGGCAACCAGACGCTGACACTTACGGAAGCCAACGACACCTTCTCCGGCGACTTCGCCGGCAATGGCGGCTTCGTTCTTGCTGGCGGTCAGCAGATGCTCACCGGTGACAGCTCGCTGTTTGCCGGGTCTTCGCGCGTCGAAGGCGGCATACTCTCCGTGAACGGCACGCTAGGCGGCACCATGGATGTATTGGGTGGCCGACTGCAGGGCAATGGCACCGTCGGCGCCACCACCAACCACCTCGGCGGAGTCATCGCACCCGGCATCGACGGTTTCGGCACGCTGACGGTGGACGGCACCTATACCAGCAATGGCGGCGCGCTTGAAATTGAGACCGTCCTTGCCGGCGACAGCTCGCAGACTGACCTCCTGATCATCACCGGCAACAGCATTCTGGGTACCAGCGCAACTCAGGTGCACGTCTTCAACGTCGGCGGCCTGGGTGCGCAAACAACAGCCGACGGCATCAAGATCGTCCAGGTCGATGGCACCTCGGCGGCCAACGCCTTCGTGCTCAACGGCCCGGCGATCGGTGGCGCCTACAGCTACAAGCTGTTCCAGAACGGCCTCGCCAATACGACTGACGGCGACTGGTATCTGCGCGCCGCCAGCCTGGCGCCAACGACGCCGGTCTACCAGAATTACCCGCAGGTCCTGCTCGGGATGATTGCGCTGCCGACGCTTGAGCAGCGCGTCGGTGACCGCCGCCGTACCGTGCTCGATGGCGGAGCCGAGACGGGCCAGCAAGCCATCTGGACCCGTATCGAAGGCGCGCACGGCCATGTCGAGGCCAATGCGTCCAGCGCTGATGCCTCCTATGACGTCGATACCACGCTGGTGCAGGCGGGCATCGACGGTCAGCTTTCGGAAACGGCAGCCGGCAGGCTGGTCGCCGGGCTGACGGCGCAATATTCACGCGCCGACGCCGACATCTTCTCAAGCCTCGGCGACGGCGGCAACACCACCGTCAGCTATGGCGTCGGCGCCACGCTGACCTGGTATGGCGAGAATGGCTTTTATGTCGACGGCCAGGCCCAACTCGCGACATTGCGCAGCGACATGAACGCCGCCGTCATCGGCAAGATCGGCGATGGCATTCATGGCAATGGCTATGCGCTCAGCCTGGAGGCAGGACGCAAGATTGGGCTCGACGGCGCCTGGTCGCTGACCCCGCAGGCGCAGCTTGCCTATGCCTCGGTCGATTTCGACGCCTTCACCGATCCGTTCGGCGCAAATGTGTCGCTGCGCAAGGGTGACAGCCTCAAGGGCCGGCTGGGTGCTGCGTTGAACTACGACGTCCAGGCGACCGGAAGCCATGTCTATGGCATCGCCAACCTGACCTACGAGTTCCTCAACGGCACTTCGGTCGCCGTCTCAGGGGTCGACCTTTCGTTCGAGCCGCAGCGCTTCGGCGGCGAACTCGGCCTGGGTGGCACCTACAAATGGGCCGGCGGCAAATATACCCTGTTTGGCGAGGCGCTGGCCTCGTCCAGCTTCGAAGGCAGCCATGCGCTGAAGGGCACTGCGGGGATCATCGTAAGGTTCTAGCTTCGCCGCAAACGCTCTTCCAACAAAGTGCTCGTTGCCGAAAGGTGGCGGGCACTTTGCATTCGGGCTGTCGCGTTTTTCGGGGAAATCCCCTTCTTTTCGCCTCTCCCTTGCGGACATATCCTGGCGGTGTGCCCACTCGTTCCGGCCGCGATGTCGCTGACAAATCCATTTCCCTATTGCGCTTTTCCGGCCGTTTCTGTATTTCCCGGAGTGGGCCACCCCTCCCCAACGAGAGTTGGGTCACGAGGCCAATTCCTCTTTGTTTTCAATTACTTGAGTGTCGTGATCGTTGTCGCTGATTAACTGGTGTGTCAGTTTTTCAGGAGTCGGCCTTGAGGCATTCAGAACGACAGCGTGGGACAGGCGAAGCAGGGTGTCATAGCCCCAACGGTTCATCGCCATGTTGGCAATGGTGGACACGACACGGATGTTGCCCCGGACATATCCGTGGTGATTGTCGATCCGGTCGATGCTCGGAGACCACGGATCGGGGCCGGTCTCGCCTGGCAGTCTCTTGGAAAAAGCCACGCCAGACACAGCGCATCTGAAATTCGCCGCCTGCATTACCTTGTAAACATCGGCCTTGGTGATCCCGAAGGGGATGCCGCGCGCCTTGGAATGCGTGCGATGACGCTGGCAAATGACGGTCGCAACCGTGTACCAGTCCGTCGTGCCGTCCAAGGCGTTTTGCCGCCAGCCGCTCGTAAGACCGTGGCACATGTCGTCCAGAAATCTTTTCGCGCTTCGCAGGTCACTGCTTTTCGTAGCTGCCCGAATGCGCTTTCCATCGTGCGTCCCGTTGACATGATAATATCCGCCTCGTTCTACGAGGTAGAGCGGTCCAACGCGGTAAGCAGAGGTTGATTTCTTCATGCTCGATACTAGCCCAATTCGGCTTTCTTTACAATGATTTGGCCGCTGAACTGACCCGTTATGCGATCGGCAAGCGTTTCGTCGGTCATCGCGTGGCCATAGGTCGTGAAGACATGCTTCGCGTCTTTCCAGCCGCCCAGCTTCGCAACGGTGATCGGGTCGACGCCAGCATGCAGCATGGCCGTAGCAAAGCCGTGGCGGCAGGCATGGTAGGTCAGCGGCTTGATCTTCGCCCGCCTGATCGCGGCCCGCCACAGAGGCTTGGCCGTGTCGCGAGATGAGTACTGGAACACCTTGGCGCTCGTCTCCCGGTTGCTCGGGATATTGGCTATCGCTGCCACAAGGGCTTGCGGGAGGTGCGGGCGACGTTCTGCCCCGATCTTCGTCTGCCGGATGAGCGCGCGCCTCTCAGCGAGGCTCACGTCGCCCCAGCGAAGGTCGAGCGCTTCCGATATCCGCGCACCGGTCAGGAACATGAAGCAGGCCAACGCGCCCAAGTGCGGCGACGAGACGGCCATGAACTTCTGCACCCAGTCCCAAGTTACCGGCTCCTTGCTCTTGGTCGCCACATTGAAGCGCTCGATCTTGAGATGGTGGCAAAGGTCCATGCCAGCAGCGTGATTGATGATAGCCTGCGTGGGCACGATGACCTGGCGGTTGCGGGTTGCTCCTGACGTTTTCGGGTGAAGCACGATAGCCGACTGGCGGACGGCGCCGGCATTGATCTGCTTGACCGGCGTGTCTTTCCAGTAATCCTCGATCGGCTCCAGAAAGCGAGTTGACCGGTCGGCTTGCCTGTAAAGCATGGCTGCGTCCGCGAACGTCAGGACCGATTCGGGGCCATGGTGAGAACTTTTCCACTCCCGCGTTTCTCGCTCGGCTGCGATTTCGAGAGCTCTTGCTTTGATCGAAGTTTGCGTAGAGCCTCGTACCCGCCGACCGGCAACGGTGCCACGGTAATGCCAGATTTCGCCTCTACGGTAGATTTTGAGGGGCATGGTCGGCTCGCTTCCAAAATTGCGGCAACGTCTTCATCGGTGAGAACCATACGATTGCCCATAATTCGGCAAGCGCCAAGCCCTCTTGCGATTTCGCGCACTCGACGCGGTGACCAGCCAGCCTGCTCGGCAAGCTCTTCCGGTGTTGTGAATTGAATGGCGGCCCTCGTCATCTAGTCTCCCCCATCGATAGGGGGAGGGGCGTTGGCCAGTTCGAGCAGAACGTCAGCGTGGCAGGAATCGCCGGGCCGGCACCAACACGCAAGGCTCTTGCCGCGCAACGCCGGGAGGCATTCGAATATCTGCGCCTTGCGCCGGTCGCTTTCCTTGCCCTGCCACCAGTCGCGGCCGGATTGCGTGGGGCCAAGCCAGTCCCGGAAGCACTCAACGACAAATGCCTGAGCGGTCGTGGCGTTTGCATATCCGCTTTCAATCGCGGTGGCGATCGTGAACGGGTTGCCGAACTTACCAGGCCTCGCGACGCTTACGGTATTGGACGGCATCCGCCAGCCGGCCTTGCGAGACAATTGAATTCTGACAGGCTGGCTCAAGCTCCTTCCTCCCCATCTTGAGATAGCGCGGCGAGGGCTTCAGCGGCGGCGCGGAGATGGCGCCATCTGATGCGGTTCCCGAGGTAATGGCTGTCGTCGTCCAGCAGAAGCGGCGAGCGATTCCCGCTGTTGAATTCGGCATATGACTTTTCGACGCGCGCTACCTCTTCTGCGAACGGCTCCAGCGCAGCCTGGGTGGAGGCGAGGGCGTCGGCGGCTTCGTACATCAAGGCGCTATCGCTGCCCCATGCGATTTTCTCACCCATCTCGATCATGCCGGCTTTAATGCGCAGCCGTTCGATCAGGGATTGTATGGAAGGGGCGGAACTCATTTGAGCCATTTCCATATCCTTCCGGCTTGAATATTGCAGATCGTGCGGCTGCCGACGCCAAAGAGCTTCCCGATATCGCGCTGCAGCATCTGCCCACGCATCGCGCGAATTTCGCGCACTTGACCTTCGCTTAGTTTGGCGGAGCCGCTTCGTTCGCCACGGTTGCTTGTGCCGTGGATCAGCCTGTCGGCCTGATTTTCAGTTCGCGTCTTCCATGACAGATGTCGTTTGGTCACACACGCCAAATGCCCGTTACCGCAGGAGTGAGCGGCCTCATGTTTAGGCGTTGGAGGAGGCCCATTCTGTTCTTGGCAGACTAGGCGGGAGACGATCTGTTGGCGACCGCCATAGCGAAAGTACCCATACCCATTCTTCACTCGAAGATATGGCCAGATCAGGCATTCGTCACCTTCGTAGGCCAATACGACTTCGCGAAAATACAGTTCAGCTGTTCCTGGCGCTATCCCGACCCGACCTCCTAGTAAGGGATTGCCGTGCCTTCTCAGCTTATCGTAGTGGACTGAGCAGAGGCCCTTGGCTTTCTCCAACTTGTCGCATCCAGCAACGGAGCAGGGAGGCTTAACCGCGGGGCGGGGAATCGAGAGCCTCATGCGCCAATGGTGCTTTTCGCACATACCCTCCTTGCGCGACTGTTTTGCACACCCTTCAACGCTACATGCAGTGTCGATGCTCATGGGCGCACATCCTCTTGGTCGCGCTCGAACATAGCCTTAAGCTGCTCTGCGTCGTGCTTGGTGAGGGCGTGACAATAGTCCTGAGAGACCGTGCGCCGGATTGTCCACGATTTGTCGCCAGTGTATTGGCAGATTTCGTAGGTGACCTTCTTGGTTGGCCCAATCATGGCTTCTCGCTCCCGGAAGAGAGAGCAAGACGGCCGCGAATGTGGTACTCTTTCTCGATAGCCGACGCGATGAATTCCGCGTCGGCTTCGCCAAGAACGGTAGTGCCGTCAGGCTGGCGGATTTCGGGTCCGCATGTTCGTGCAATGCGGGCGCAGTCGGCCGCCACGCGCCTAGTGATATCCTTCACGGAACGCTCTGTCAGCTTCATAGCTTTTCTCCTTGCTGGGGAGAAGCGGCCAGCATTACAGATGCTGCTTTCGTCACAGCGTCCGGGGGTGCCTTCTCCTCGGTATCGGAAGGTGGGGAGGCGAAGAGGGGGACTACCTCGAATAAGTTTGCGTCCCAATCGTCAATAAGCTGTTCAGACTCGGCGGCCACGCAATGCTCATCAAACACGGCCTCGCCAGTCTTTCGATCACGAACGCCGAACATGAAGGGCTTAGTGGCATCAGGGGTATCCGCGCGGATTGTGTCGGCTATTTCTGCCGCCCACGAATGAAGGACTTCCGCATCCATCGAAGGGCGGTATTCCTTGGCTAATGCGGCAAGCCTCGCCTCTCCGCCCCCCGCTGCTATAGGGGTGCTGAATTCCTCGCAGAAGCTGGCAATGAGATCCGCGAAGCGGTGGAGCGCGTCACGCTTGAACGTGATGTTCCAGGTGCGCGGGCCGTACTCCATGCCACCGGCTTCCTTCGCCAGCCGCTCGATAACGGTTTGGGTCAGCGTCTCCCTGTTCATGCCCGTGCCTTCCTCAAAATCTCGATGCACTTCGCTGCATCCCCGGTGTTTTCGTATAGCTTGATGGCGAGTTCGAACGGGTCGATGCCGTGGGAGCGCCACCAGCCGAGTTCGTCACCGTGATCGTGCTGCGCGTCGTGTTCAGCGCGCGTCAGAGGTACCGTCCAGCAGTCCGAAGCCTTCTGCCCGCCGCCTGTGCGCTTCTTGTTGTGGATCGGGCTTCCTGCCGAGATATGTGCAGGGTCACAGCCGAAAGCCCCTGAGATGGCCGAAGGCAGTTTGCGGATGAAGGCAAGGTGCGCTTCGTCCTTGAACGACTTGGTTGCCTTGCCGGATTTATCCTTGCTGAAGGCCTCGGGGTGATATGCGAAGCGCCCGGCCATCACCTCACCCCTTCCCGAAACTCTCGGTCAAACTCAGACGCAACCTGCTCTTCCACCCAAGCCATGTATTGATCCCTCTCGAAAGCCTGGACCAATTCAAGGTGAGGTGGAGTATCGACTTTGTTGGGTTGACGGCGCCAATAGGCTTGGACGGGGATGAGGCGGGTCATGCTACTTTCCTCCGCTCGGGCTGGCCGATCAGCGAAGGATCGTCTGGGATGGTCAGGATCACGCCCTGCTCTGAGAAGTGCCGGAATATCTCATCGAGGTAGGCGGTCTTCTGCTTGGTCGTCATGATCCTCGTGACAGGGAGGTCCAACGGTTCCGACATGATGGCAATCTTCTGCTCGTAGGAGAGCGGCTTGACCACGGCGTCATACTTCGCGCGGAATTCCTCGTTCTCGGCACGGAGCATCGGAACGCCAAACCGCAGTTTGCAATAGCCGCGCCAGTATTCGGCTTTCTCGTCTGGCATCTGCTCGGCAATCTCCGTCATCCATTTGCGCTGGAGACGGTTCTGTGCCGTCGTGCGGTGCTTGCCTGGGGCGAGCGTAGCCGTGAACGGCAGTTTCTGAGCCTGAATGAACAGGATCAGCATCTGGCGGGCCTGCTCAGTGTCTACAAACCTATCTGACATCACCGCTGTTCCTTTTTCTGAAAGGCAAGGCTCTGAAACCTTCCCTTGGCACCTTCCTTGGTCCACGCGGATACCCAATACTCGACGCCATCAATGAGCGCGGTCCCCTTCGCGTGCGGGTGAGAATCCTTCTCCCGCTTGTCATTCTTGAAGAGCGTCCCGCTGTTGTCTTTTTGCTCGTAAGCCATGGTCAGCCTGCATTGAGAGGATGCTGGGAAAGGTCGCGACGAGTTGGCCGATCGCCGGGGAATGTGTCATCGTCATCCGGCTCGCTCGCGGCCAGTTTCCGCAAGACAGCTTCCGCCTTGTCGAAGGTCTCGGCGGCGGCGTCGCACCATGCCGGGGGCCACTTGTCGCGACCGGAGGTTTTTGCCCACACACCACGCAGTGTCATGAGCGAGGCGACAGAGCGGCATTCGCTGATGTCGTGCTCCATCTGCGGCCAGATATCGTCGCGCTTCAAAGCTGCGCTTGACGTGCGCGTCGCCGGGCCTGTGACAGTGTTGGGCGTGCTGCTGCCAGGCCGCTCCATCGCTGCTTCGCCGTCATCGTCGGTCGGCGGCAGGCCAAGCATGGCCATGAGGGAATATCGGCAGCCATAGGTGATCGCAGAGCCGACGCCTTGCGGATCGCGCTTGCCGAGAGGAACATGCAGCGTGGCCTTCATCCACTCGCCAGACGAATGGACAAGCATCGTGGTCACTTCCACCGAACCGTCGATCACCATTCCAGGCGCCTGCACAAAGGCAATGCCAGCCTCTTGAAGAGCCGGGCGCGCGGTGTCGATGACATTCTCCAGCGTGGCGTAACTGCTCTTGAAATGCGGGTTCTTGGCGTTCTTGTGCACGCCGCTGATGCCGCCCTGAACCTTGATAATCGCAGCGGTCAGGGCTACAATCTGTTCGCTAGTTTCGATCATTGCTGTAACTCCCAAATGTAGCGCTGCCAGTACCAGCGAGCGGTCCTAACGAGGCGGTTGACTTCACGGAGATTCCCATCGCGCTTCACGTCGCGCGCTGTGTTCAAGAGCCCAAGAGCACACGACCGGCAAGCTTTCGCGTAATCGCTCATGCTGCCAATTCCTTCGGCTGGAGTGCTTGTCTGTCTGCTGCTACGCGCCTGACGATCCGCTCGGCTTCGTCGGGATGGACGCCGGCAGTCAGGAGCAGGTCGTATTCGTGAAAGCGCCTCTCCCAATCGGTCGAAAAGCGGAGCAGTCGGGCGGCTTCGAGGAGGTCCATCACGCGGCCTCAGTCTCTTTGGCCGTGCGCTTCTTGTCGTTCTCCCAATTGTATTCTCGGTAGTCCTTGACGGCTTCGAGGATAGCTTCCTTGTCGCCTGCCTCATCGATCGCACCGAACAAGTCGCCAAGGCTCCAAAGCATGCGCTGGGCTCGGCTCTCGGATTCTTTGGCCTCTTTCAGAGCGGCGCTATCAAGTTCGTAGTCGCTTATGGCGAGGCTCTTGTTGTAGAGCGTGGTGATCCGTTCGGACGTAGTGTTGACTTCGTTTGCCTTGAACTCGGCGGATAGCTTGGCAGATGCCTCATTGTCGAAAAGGTCGCTCTCGCGGTATACGCTTCCGCTTCCGACGCCAGTTTCCCAGCACATGTACCGGTTGCCGGTGTCGTAGGAATCCGGCGCGGTGTTGACTTGGATGCTGCCGATGGTCAGGCGCTCGACGGCTGGAACATGGGCCGTATAGTCGAGCGTCAATTCGTCTCGGGAATTGTAGGACGCAGAGCAGCGCGGACAGCCGAATTCGTACTCTGTGCCGGCAGGAGACGTGGCCTTCCACTTCCGCGTCCCAAGGCAATCAGGACACGGATGTTTCTTGCGTGTCGAAACGGTGCCAGCCCGGTAAACTGTATCGCCGACTGAGTATTTCGTGGTAATCGTAGCCATCAGATTGCCTCATAGGTGTCAGGATCGACCTCAAGCATGTCGAGGTCTTCAGCGGGGATACCGCGCTTGAGTTGGCCAACTGTGAGAGATCCGACGCGGTAGGATTTGCCGCCAGTCGAGACGATGAAGTCCGGGCCAAGCAGACCACCGAAAATCTTGGTGATGACGCGCCAGTCCGGCGCAAGTGTCTCTGCCATTAAGTGATAGGTACGGTGGAAGGCGTTCACGATTGCACCTGAAGCGGATCGTCGGCAAAATCGAACACTGTGTGCGGCTCCGGCTGGCCGTCATCGACATGGATCGGGTTGAGTTTGAACAGGCCACCACCGGCATAGTCGCAGGGCTGCTTGTCGCCCCATACGTGGCCAATATCGCCCTTCCGGTAGCGACCGACACATGAGAAGGCGACGGCACCTTCTGGCGCTCCAGCGTCCTGCCAGTCCTTAACGCTGGCGACGTGTCCGCAAGACGGGCATTTGAACCTCCAGAGATGCGTTTCGTCTCCGTAGCGCTCGCGACCAGCAGCTAGCCAATCTGCCTTTTCAATCTTCGTTGTCATCTGCGTTCCTTCTCGGTCTGCGGTGTGTTGGCGAGGGGTGTCAGGCGGCGGGAGCCAGCCAGAGACGGTTCGCTTCCCGGAAAATCGGATGCGTCCAGTCATCCTCTTCGGTCACGGCATCCATGCCGTTGAGGATGTCGCCGAGGGTTTCCATGATCTGGGCCGTGCGCTTTCCGACTATGTCGGCGATGTCTTTCGCGCCTTCCGAGACCTCACCGAGGTACATTCGTTCGTAGTCGTGATGGATGCCGGAAAGAGCGTCAGCGAGATGAGCGACAACCCGGCACTGGTTCGCTATCTGTTTCATCAATTCTGGTGTTGCGGTGGCGTTCATCTTCAATCTCCGTTCCGGTCTGCGGTGTGTTCTTGAACCTCATCGGCAAGTTCCATCGCCTGCCGGTAACGGCATGTCGGCAAGTGCATATGCACGTCGGGCGATTTTGTATTGCAGTTGCAGGCACCTTGCCCGAGCAGCGCTATGCGGTTAGCTAGCGATGCGCCGCCCGTGAGGCGCGACTCTGCTGCTTTGTGCTGCTCTTCGACCGCGCGGAGGAGGATCCGTAGATCTTCTACATTGACATCGATCTCGGTCCACATGTCCGCGCGCTCACCCTCATTGGCGAGTTGGAACGCCACATCGGCATCGAACGACGCAATATTCTCGCGGATGCGGGCTATTGCGTTGGACAGCAGGGTTGCCTGAATAGGCGGCTCTTGCATCGGGCAGTGATAGACAGGCGGGTTAGCACCGGCGCAGTCGCCACCGCACACAGGACAGTCGCGTCCTTCGTTTTCTTGCTCTGGAGACCTCTCCGCGTAACCGCTGTCCGTCTTCCACTGGTCGTATGTCATCTGGTTGCTCCTCGGCGGTCTGCGGTGTGTTCTTGGTTGCGTGAGAGGGGTTTAGAGGCGCCGCAAATGCCGCAAGTCTCGCCGGGTTGGAGACGATCAATGCAACGTGTCGGAGTAGGCTCGATGGTTGAAGCTGTAGCCTCGACACAGCAGCGCGGGCAGCATTGGGGAGCGCCACAGCGGTAGCACTGGTCAATCAGGCCCGTGCCGCACGTCTCGCAGGTGAATCCGTTGGTGGTCATCATTTCATTCCTGCAATGCGCTTGGCGATTTCCTGGCAAGCCATCTGCCAGCCATCTTGCGTTCCGCCGTTGTCGTAGGAGCCGTTTGGCGCGTCTTCGTAAGCAGCCTCGGCAATGCGAGCGGCAGCACGGGAGGCGCCTGCCTCTATCTCGCCCTCGTGTTCTTCGATGACATCTACGAACCCGCGCCATTCGTCATCGTCGTTGTCGACCAGGCCGCGCTTGAGAAGCCAGACCCAAACTTCCTTGTGGAATGTTTCCAGTATTTCGACGCGCTCGCGTTCTTCGGCATCTTGACCGGCGGACGCCTCTTTCCACATCGAAAGGTAGTGGTCGCGCATGCCTTCCGTTTCGGCCAATTTTGCTGCCAGCGCGTGGGCTTCGTTGCCTTTGGCCTCCGTGCCGTCCTTGAAGCCGTCGCCGTAGCCGCGCATGTATTCATCTTTCTTGGCGCTCATGACGCTTCCGCTCCGTGAAACCCACTAAAAGCTTTCCAGCGGTCTCGCGTTTCCCCGCCCTCGCTGACCGAGCAGACGATTGATGCCCATGACGCCGGGTCAATGTTTTGGTCTTCCCAAGTCCACGGGGCATGCGGATCACTCGATATCGGGCGGAATATGCGAAGGCGCACCGAGCCGTCAGGCATCCGCTTGAAGAACAACCCGTTGGCCCAATGAAAGCCACCGTCGTTGTAGGCATCCATCAGCGCTTGGTCGCGAGCCGTGTCGGCTGACTGCCCGGCGTCGAGCCGCTTCTGTGCGTAGAGCAGCGGCGTTATGTATTCGTCTTTCTTCGGGGTCATGGCTATCTCCATCTTCTCCAGAAAGTCACGAGCCATCGTGGCTATCTCTTCGCGCGAGTAGGCATCGACAGCCGTGCAGCAAGTGGCCAATGCATGGGCTGCTTTAAGGGTGGAGTTCGTGACTTGATTGGGGGTCATGAACACTGGTCGTATGTCATCTGGTTGCTCCTCGGCGGTCTGCGGTGTGTTCTTGGTTGCGTGAGAGGGGGTTAGGACGTGGCCTTGGAAACAGCCGCAGCGGCCTGCTGGAGCACCGCCAGCGGCACTCGAATGGTGAGGCTGTCAGCCGAACCGGAGACGATCCATTCCTCTTTCAGATTGAAGGCTTGGAGCGCTGCCAGCATGTCAGGCGCGGCGGCTATCAGCCGGGCATTGGCCTCTGTCTCGTAAGCGCGGGGAGGGCCAAGGCTGGTGCTCGTGCCGACATGGCAGATGCGATCCCGCATGCCTTTGCCGCCCATGACGAGGAAAGTGTGCGCCTCCCATGGGCCTTCGGTATGCTTCGTCTCGCTAGCCATTGTCGTCGTTCTCCAGATGCTCAGACCGAAGCCTTTTATGGATGGTTGGATCAGGTGGATTTGGAAGCTGTGGCATCCTTGAACCCATCGCCATAACCGCGCATATAGTCGTCCTTGCGCTGGTTATGCGGCTTGCTCGTGCTCAAGGTATCGGGGTCTTCGTCCATAGCCTTGGCGATCAGCCTGCGAAGCGCCACGGCTGCATCTCTGACGTCGCCGCCGTGCTTTCGAGCCAGCATCGCCAGACGTGTATCGACGGCGGCCAGCGTATCGACCATATGGCTGTTGATTGCCAATGTGACGCGAGCCTTTCGCAGAAGATCGGGAATGTTCGTTGGGGCTTCCATTGTCTCGCTCCTGGCTATGGCCGCTTGCTGACGAACACAGGAACGTCGTCATCGTAGTGCGAGAATTTCGTGTCAGGACAGAACGTCGCCCCGTGACACGGGCACCCCCACCCCATGCGCATGTTTCTGTCTTCAGGAGTTTCCGAAGGTGTTGCGGCTCCTTCTATCTGGCGTCTCGTCAGTGGTTTGTTGCTGGCGTTCATGTCCGGTCTCCAGATGCAAGGGGGTGTCAGGCGGCTGTGGCCTTAGAAAACTTGACGGTGTCCCCGACCGGAAGATCGTCGAGCCAGCGGTCAGCATCGACCTTCCTGATCACAACTCTGCGGCCGACCTTTCGGTACTGAAGACGGCCTTCGCTCATCTCCTCGTAAGCGAGCGATCTGCCGACGCTGTAGGCGGTGCAGAATTCCTCTATGGAGAAGGCTTGCTTGATTATCGTCATGTCCAAAACCTCAGTGGGTATGGATCATATGTAGCGCCAATCGCTACGCACTGTCAACAGGTATGTAGCGATAAAAGATACATTTATTGACAGCGCCGCCGAATGCGCGCAAAAGAAAAGCGCCGGAGGGATGATCCTGCCGGCGCGCGCAACGGTTCGATATCAAATGGATAAGTCAGCGATTATGTATCACGGCTTTCAGACCGGAACAATCGCAAATGCCGTTGCGCGGCGCAAAATCGCACAATCCCTTGTGTCTGCTCGGAGGTTCCCGGCAAGGGCTGGTGTTGAGGGCGCTCGGCGCGGCGGTTTTCCAAGGGACTTGGATCGCCAGCTCGATCAATCCGAAAACACAATCCCAAGCGGTGCCGGCACCAGTCTTACCGGACAGGACTCGACGGGGCATGACGGGCCCGACCGGAAACACGAGGAAGGCACCTCGCCGGTAAACCATAGGCACTGAAGCACCACGACCAACTCACGCGCTGTGGCGCGGAGCCGGCTGTAAGATCGGGCGACTTTACCCATCGCCATTGTGATCGCCGGGGGCAGCGGAGAGGCGACCTCCGTTATCAAAGATCGAGCCTATGGGGGATTTCGAGGACGACGGATGCTAGGCGGCCCCGCAAGGGCTGCGCCTTCGGGTGGTGCAGTACCCGTCTATGCTAGAGCTATGCCTGAATGGCTCAATACCGGGGTTTTGTCCAGTCGATCGGCGCGGCCCACTCCACGACTTCATCGATCATATCGGCATACAGGGTGTTGACGCTCTGCAGGGTCCAGGTGCGCTCAGTCGTGCCCTTACGCAGCACCTTGACGAAGATCCGGCCATCGCCGAGCTGCACCACGGCCCGCTTGTTCACCATGGCGTCAGGCGGCAGGAGCTTGCTGTAGTAGAGCAACTCGCCTTCCTCGTAGGCAGGGAACATCGAATCACCCGAGACGCGAACTGCGACGGTGCCAGGCTTGGCCTCTGCCGGCGCGGGGACTTCGTTGTCATCGCCATCGTCTATCGCATAGACGGCCTGGCCGGCCCCGACCTTGCCCTTGAGCGGCACCATGATCTCAGTCGGCGCTGCCACGCCCGTGATTTTCTGGATTTCGATAAGCTCGTCGCCGGCTATTGCCCGCGTGCCCTTGGACATCTTGTTGACGGCTGCGCGGTCAATGGACCGGCCAAGGCGTTCGGTCAGCAGCCGCGCCATCTCGACTTGCGACATCTCTTTCGCGTCCAGCGCGTCTCGTAGCCAATCTGACAACATGAAAAACCGATAGCCTGACAGGCCCCCGGCGTATATTTCCGTATTCGCTACAAAACCTCTTGCGTTTGTTGCTTTTATCGCTACACTACGCAGCATGGAACCAGCCCGCACAATCATTTCGAACCTCGGTGGACCGAACGCAGTCGCGAAGATTGCGGGCGTTCACCGCACCCGCGTCTCCAACTGGATGCGCGCCAAGGAAGCCGGAGGCACGGGCGGCATGGTCCCCTTCAAGCATGTCCCGGCCATGATCGCGGCAGCCAAGGAGCGCGGCCTCGAACTGAGCGCCGACGACTTCCTGCCGCCGGTAGCGGAACAGGAAGAAGCCTCGCAGGAGCAGGCGGCTTGATGTCAATGCAGCCACATGGGGTTGAGCCGGCGAACCACGCCCTGTTCGTGAACCGGGATCAGCATGGACTGACGGATTGCGTCGGGGACTTCCAGCAACGGCATGATGATGTTGACGCGGGGGACTCGCAGGATCGTACCGCACTTCTGCACGCGGTTGATGTAGCAAATGAAGCTGGCGTTCCCGCCGCCGATCAAGTCGATATGGTCCAGCCCCGACACGTAAATGTCGGCGGCAAAGTCGTCTCCGCTCATGGTTTTCTCCCCGCCAGCATTGTTGGTTTTGTAGCCGGCAAGAGAAGGGAACCACGGTCTGATACCGTACACAACCGTCCATTAGTGGGGCATCACGGATTATCACCGTTCGGTAAGAATATTGGTGAACACGCCGTAAACGGCTGCAACTGGAGGGCGGTTGCATGATCGACACCCGAAATCATTACAGGGCTGTTCCAGTGAAAAATGACGATTGTTGGCGCGTCCAGTTCAGGCGCTTCTTTTGGCCTTTCTGGAAGACGTTTCGCTGGGCCGGCGATGTCGAAAGGGCGCGCGAATACGCAATCCAGCACGCCAACGGCGAGACCCGCACTACGATCAATTTCGGGCGGCTCCCAGCATGACCAACCCCTCCACCCAGATATCGCGCAAGAGCGCGCAAGCCAGTTCCACCCGGTCCGCCACTTTCGGCGGGTTCGGCGGCAATCCGAGCATACCAAGCATCGAAGCAGACGGCGCAAAAATGGAGGGGCGCGCTAACGCTCGTCCAGACCGGGCAGCGAAAGCTGGCATTTACCCCGTCAATTCGAAGCAAGCCGCCAATCAGTTTCTGGAGACCGCCGCCTGGGCGCTGGCCTTCATCTACGTCATGCTCGTGGTCCTGCCAGCATGACCCAATCACTCATTACCCCGGCGCACGTTGCCGAGCCTCTGCCCACGCACGGCAAGCTCGTTATCGTGAAAGCGTTCTTGGAACAAATCTGCGCCGGTCGCGGACGGGTGCTCCAAGGCATCACAGGGTCCCTCAGAGCCCAAAGCAACCCCGTCCGCATCCAATCCGTCGCACTCTCCTCCCGCGACGGTAGACTGGCGGCCAGAACCTTTGAGCGCAGCGGACCCAACACTGTTGGCGCTCGGGCTCTGGCCGCCATTTTCCAGCAACTGCGCTGGATCCTGAATTTCAGCCGGCGCTTGAAGGTGCCCGGCAACCTTTCTTGCTTTCCGCTCGTCAATGGCTCTGCAAAGCCGACGAACGGCGTCGCTCTCGCTCTCAAATTCTCGCCAATTCCTTTCGTTGCGGCTGCTGCTCATGTTGTGAACAGTAGCAACGGAGTTGGCGCGTGTCCGACAAAAGAGTTTCCGAAACAGGAAAGAATGTTTCCGAGGATAGCATGAGTACAGCGTTGATGGAAGCTGCCCAATGGGCAGATGAGCTAATGGAGGCCGAGACAAAATCTCGGCGTGAGAAGGAGTATGTGGTTCGCGATCGTCTTGCCGGGAAAATCGGCGTCAACGAAAGCTACCTGTATCGCCTTCAATACAAGATCGAAGAAATGAACGACGTTAAGGGCTCGGTGTATCGGGCCTTGATGATTGCCCGGCATGCTTACGGGTTGGTCAGTGAGGCCGGTGAAGCAGCCTACCAAAAAGAAAAGGCACTGGCGGATGCGCGCAATTCGAAACTGGCTGGCCTGGCTGCTGCTGTGGCTGGACCGCAAAATCAGAGGGAAATGAGATGATGGATGTCGAGTTTACAGGAACGAGCCAGACCGTGGCCGCCGGCCAGCTTCGCGCCTTCATAGAGCGAATCGAGCGCCTGGAGGAGGAGAAGAAAACCATCGGCGACGACATCAAGGAGGTCTTTGCCGAGGCGAAGGGAACCGGCTTCGATACGAAGGCCATCCGGTCGATCATCAAGCTTCGCAAGAAGGACCAGACCGAGCGTCAGGAGGAGGAAACAATCCTCCAACTCTACATGACCGCCATCGGCATGGCCTGACGCCTCCTAATCCCCAAACACAGAGGGAATACACCCATGCACACGAGAGCCGTTCGCCGATGGGGGGACAATGACCGACACTTCGGGCCATTCACTTATGCGCGGGACAAGCACTATCGGCCAATGGCTATGGTGCTGTCCTCTGCCGAGGAGGAATACCCAGGCTGCAATCTCCGTGTCAGCGCGTTTGGGCGCACGTTGATCATTGAACTGCCGACCATCATCAAGCCATATCATGAGAAGGTCGAGGCCAAGTCTTGGGATGCGGCCACGATCGAGCGCTTGGGACGCGACTGGTATTGGAACATTGATCGGCGGCAGTACGGGTTCACGTACTCCGAAGGCCATTTGAATATCTACCTCGGGCGGCAAACGAACGATAGCAGCACAACGCAGGATTGGGGCATGTTCCTGCCATGGACGCAGTGGCGTCACGTTCGGCACAGCTTCTATGGCCTCCAAGGCGAGCATCTGTTTGACGAGCCGCAAGGCGGGATGGCTAAGCTCGGCGGGGATGAGTGGCGCGCACGCTGGGACGCTCAACAGGCGCGTGAAGCTTCCGTCCCGACTGCGCAATTCGCGTTCAAGGACTTCGACGGCGAGGACCTGACAGCAACAACCAAGATCGAAGAGCGTGAGTGGAAATTCGGCACAGGCCGGTTCAAGTGGCTGTCACTGTTCCGCAAGCCTAAAATCCGCCGCTCGCTCGATCTCGACTTCTCCGGTGAGACCGGAGAACGCAAGGGATCGTGGAAGGGCGGAACGATGGGCCATTCCATCGACATGCTTCCCGGCGAACTGCACGAGTCAGCGTTCCGCCGCTACTGCGCAGCCAACAAGATGACGTTCGTCGGGGTCGCTACATGATCACGGAAAACGAAATCCGCCTCTCCCAAGCAGGCTATCCCCAACCAGAACCAGAAACCAAAGCATGGTGGCGCGGGATGTTCCTCATAGCACTCGCTACTGTTGCTGCGGTGGGGTTTGCATGGGCTGCGTATCGGGCTGTTTTGGCTTGGATGGCTGTATGACGCGCGTCGAGCTGCCGTTCCCCGTTCCTTTGTCTGCCTGCTTCACCAATGCAGCGGGCAGGGGACGTGTGCCGACATCTCGATACAAAGCCTGGCAGCAGGAAGCGCTATGGATGCTGAAGGCTCAGCGCGCCAAGCCCGTCGAAGGGCTTGTGTCTATCTTCATCCGCCTCGTTGCCCCTGACAAGCGGCACAGGGACGCAGGGAACTGCGACAAGGCCGTGGGCGATATCCTCGTAAAGGCCGGGCTAATCCAGGACGACAGCAACCGCTATGTGCGGCGCCTGACCTATGAATGGGCTGAAGACGGTCCGGCCTGCGTCGTCATCATACAGCAAGCAGAGGAGGCAATGGCCGCATGAAAGACGCTCGATTTATTCTAGGTCATGCAGGCGTCAGATATTGGGAAGACGCCGAGGTCAATGGTGTCGAGGATGAAGACGGGACGTTGATCCCTGGTCGCGAAGGCGACCGGTGGAAGGTCAAGATCGATCTGCCTACCGGCAAGGTGGTCGACTGGCCTGAAGGAACGACCGCCGACATCCATTACAAAGTCTGTGACGAAGGCGAATACTGGCTGCTCGACGCCGCCGGCAACAAGATCGCCTATCGTGAGGGATACGTTCCCGGCGACTTCCTCTGCCACGGCGACAATGGCTATGGCGACTACATCATCCTGAAGGTCGGCCCTGATGGGCAGATAGCGGACTACGAGCGGCCCGAGATCGTGCAGGAAGAATGGTCGCCCGCATGAGCCTAGAGACACGTCACGCCATCCTAGACGCGCTGCTAACCGTTCTGGATGAGGAGAGAGCGCTTGCCGTGATCGAGCATCGCCGAATCACCATTCGCAAGCCTTTGACCCTCTATGCGGCAAAGCTCCTCGCCAAACGGTTTGCGGAATGGGGAGACGGCAATGAAGCGGCGGACATGATGATTGAGCGCACTTGGCAAGGTTTCGATTCATCTTGGGTTCGCGATAGGCCACGCCCGGCGCTCACAGGCAACGGCATGATCGACGCGTTGATGAGGCACTGAATGAACTCGCTCGCTCCAATCAACGGGAAGTCTCTCGTCCCGCTCTCGGTAGATGAGGCCAGGCAGCCGCTTGCAGTGCTGTTCGCAGGCTATCCGGAGCCGTGGACAGACAAGAGCGCCGTCCACGCTCAGAAGCTCATAGACGCCAAGGTATCGGCCTATCTGCTGGCTCTCCAGGGCCTTCCGGCATGGGCAATCGAAACCGCCGTTAAGGATTTCATCCAGGGCCGTGTCGATCGCAAGCGCCGCGACAAGCTGCCGACAGCGGAAGAAGTTGCCGCCCTGTCTCGGGAGCATGTGACGCAGGAGGCGGCGCGTCAATCAACGGCCCGCCAGCGCCAGGATCAAATAGCCGAATCCCAAGCCTTCGAAGCCAGGAAAGACCGGCTGAAAACCCCTGAAGGCGAGGCAGAGAAAGAGCGCGTCATGGCGCTTGTTCGCCAAGCAGTGAAACCGATCGATTGATGCGGCGCCCGGTCATCGACCTCCTGAAGACCATGGAGGGATGGGAAGACCGGGAATGCATCACCCACGTGAAACGGAGAAAGATCCATGCCGCAAGAGCGCTACAGCAGCAACGAATGGGGCCTGTCACAGATCGAATATGCGCAGAGGGAGAAGCATCGCCTTCGGGAGCGGATGAAGAAGAGAGCCCAGAGAGCGCGGATCAAGATGACGCCGCCGCCGATGGTCTGTGAGCAACTTGTGGAAAAGTATGTCACGTTTCGGTTAAAAGGCCAAGACATTCAAGAACTTGATATAGTCGCAGTTGTCACGAAGACATTCAAGCGACCGGACCCGATGAGCCGATATTATCCGCCTGTTGCCGTGCCTATGTCGTTGCCCTGGGTGTCGATGCTTTATGGAGCGCGCTGATGCACATGACATGGGAAGAGCAGGCCACGGTCATCATTGCGTCAATCGACGCGACTCTTTCGCCGGATGCCAGCATCAAGGATCGCAAGCGCGCCCTACTCGCCGGCAAGCCATACGAGTATCGCGTAACCTCGTGGGGCAGCAAAACATGGGGAAGGGCGCAGCGCAAATATCTCGCCAAGTTTGGGCCGAAGTCTGACGCCGCCGTTCCTCCTAAGCATCTGTCGCCGCTCGAACGCCTGATGGCAGCTTCAAAAGCCGCTTCCGGAGCCTCTACATGACCAAACACACAGAGATACCGGATGATATCCGAGAGAAGGCGCGAGCAATTGTCTATCGCTACCCGATGGCAGAGCGCGATCAACTAGCGATGGTAGCAGAAGCTCTAATGCAGGAGCGTGAGCGGTGCGCTGCGTCTGCAAAGAAATGGTTGGACGATGGATATGACCCATTTGACCCGAGTTATTCAAGATACCTGGGGGAGGGTGTAGCGGCCGCCATTCGCTCTCCACAGCCTGACACACAGGAGGGGACATGAAAGCTAAAACACGTGCGCAGCGCCGTGGCCGCATTCGCAAGGCAGGTGCAAGGGAAAGCAACGGCCAGCTTCAGCGCCCATCTGTCGCCGAGATCCGCCATGCCACTGTAGAGGCTCGCATGCGGCAACACGGGCTCACCCTCGTCCAGGCAGGCGACAGACTGGCAGGCTATGAGATCGGCCGCCTGTATCTGCGCAAGCAAATTGATCTGGTGGACGTGGAAGTCTGTGACGACTATGTACAGACGGTCGCGCGCTTCATGAGCCTGACGAACCCGCAGCACCCATTCCCCAAGGCAATGGACTATCTCATGACCATCAAGGGGCAGGGAGGCGAACCAAGCTCGGAACAGATCACGCGCGCCCGCAACCGCTACAACGAATGGTTGCTGCCACTGCGAGGCGACCAAGAGTTGGGCATTCCGCCACAGGTCTCGGGCAATGCGCTGATGACGTTCCACGGCGTGGTATTCTATGATCACCCTGCGGCTGGTAATGTCGAGCCGGTCAGGGAATGCATTGCGGCGCTGAGGAAAAAATTCAGGTGAACTGGCAACCGATCGAAACCGCGCCAAAAGACGCAAGCCGCGTGCTCGTATCTTGGGGCAATCCGGCAGAAGACGCAACATTTTGCCGGTGGTTTCTCAATCGTAGAACCGGCACGGAGTTCTGGAACGATGAGATCGAACTAGATCACTACGAGAACGAAACCAATCCGCCAAAATACTGGCTGCCGCTTCCAGGCATCGCGCCTTAAATGAAACGGCCCGTTCCGTATTGACACCGCCCCGCAAATCAGGTCATGTGTGAAATGCACGGTGAGAAATCGTGCAAACGCAAAAGCCGCCAGGGTTCCCGCCCCAGCGGCTTTTTTCATTTCCAGCCGGTTAGGAGCGGCCTCAATGATGATCAGGAACATAAACGAGTATTATAATAACGGCAAGGCTATGCCGACGACAAAGGGCCGCCCGCGCTTGCGGAATGAACGTTCTGAGTGTGGCCAGACCAAGAAAAGGCCGCGAGATGCCCACGTCACAAAGGGCATCTTTGTTTATTTCATCGCCGGAACCGGTCGCACGACTGTCAAGGTTGGCAGGACAACGAACCTAACCAAGCGCATTGAGAGCATCCAGATCGGAAATCCCGAGACAGTTCGGGTTGCTGCCCTTATTGAGGTGGCTTCGGTCGAAGACGCCAAGGCTGTAGAGCAATTCCTGCATCGGAAGTTCAAGGGCGCAGGAAGACATATCGGCGGGGAATGGTTCCGCTTGTGGCCCAATGATGTTGGAGACGCCTGTCTCCTTTGCGGTATCGAATTCGCGGGCAGAGCGACTGCGCGGTTTGTGGCTGGCCTCGCCGCTGACGAAGAGAATCGCGACCACAACCGGACCTATGTCTCGGGATCCGGCTATGCTGGGCGCAACCATGGGCTTCGCTAGCCAACAATTCGCCAGCACGGCCCGCCTTGAGCGGGTGCATTTGATTTGAGGCCAGACGATGGCTGAAAGCACCCGCAGGCTGGAGCAGTTGTCCGATGCGGCGGCGTCCGAATATCTCAGACGGTCGTCTCTCACCTATACTGCCGTTGAAAACAGAGACCGGAGCAGAGAATGCGCGAAGACAATCTCAAGCCATTCCAGAAAGGCCAATCCGGAAACCCAGGCGGCCGGCCAAAAGGCATCGCGGCAATCGCTCGCGAGCACAAGGACAGGGCGATCGAAGTGCTCGTCAAGGGCATGTCTGACGATGATGCTCGCGTTCGCATCACGGCGGCCAAGGAGATCCTGGACCGTGGCTATGGCAAGCCGCTGACGATGACCGCCGACGTAACGAACAAGATCGAGGATTTCGATGACGAATCTCTCGACGCTGCAATCTCTGTCCTCAAATCAGCAATTGGCACTGATGTCGAAGCTGGTAGCGGAGAAGCTGCGCAGACTTCGCACTAATCGCCTCAAGGACTATCAGCCCTACGCCAAGCAGCGCGAGTTTCATGCGGCTGGTGATCACCGTGAACGGTTGTTCATGGCGGGGAACCAGCTCGGCAAGACGCTTGGTGGTGCGGCCGAATGCTCGATGCACCTGACTGGCGAATATCCGGATTGGTGGGATGGCAGGCGCTTTGACAAGCCGGTTATTCTAATTGCTGGGTCGGAATCGGCGGAACTGACACGCGATGGCGTGCAAAGGCTGCTGGTAGGCCCGCCAGACCGTGAGGAGGAATGGGGCACCGGCTTCATCCCGCAGCGCTGCATCGCCACCAGAACGCGCCGCATGGGCGTTTCCAATGCGCTGGACACGGTAACGGTCCGGCATGTGTCGGGCGGGTTCTCGACACTCTACCTCAAGAGCTATGACCAGGGCCGCTCGAAGTGGCAGGCCAACACGGTTGATTTCGTCTGGTTCGATGAAGAACCGCCAGAGGACGTTTATTTCGAGGGCATCACCAGAACCAACGCCACCAAGGGCTCGGTGATGGTGACATTTACCCCGCTCAAGGGCATGTCGTCGGTTGTCGCGCGGTTTCTGCTGGAGGAGAGCATGGAACGCAAGACGATCACCATGACCATTGAGGACGCCGAGCACTATACGGACGAAGAGCGCCGCAAGATCATCGAAAGCTACCCCGCGCATGAGCGGGAAGCCAGAACCAAAGGCATTCCAACGCTAGGTTCCGGCCTCATCTTCCCGGTGATGGAAGAAGAGATTATCTGCCAGCCGTTCGCTATCCCGCCGATTTGGCCGCAGATCGTTGGCATCGATTTTGGGTATGACCATCCATTCGGTGCTGCAAGACTAGCATGGGATCGAGACGCGGACATCGTTTATGTGACTGCAGTCTATCGATCGCGGCAGACTACCCCAATCTTCCATGCCGCTTCGATCAAACCCTGGGGTGATTGGATACCGGTAGCATGGCCACATGACGGCCTACAGCACGACAAGGGCTCGGGCGAGGAACTTGCCAAGCAATACCGCTCGCAAGGCCTGAACATGCTGGCAGAGCGCGCCACATGGGAAGACGGCGGCAATGGTGTTGAAGCTGGTGTCTCCGAGATGCTGGACCGCATGCTGACCGGTCGGTGGAAGGTGTTTTCTACCTGTGTCGAGTGGCTTGAAGAGCGCCGACTGTATCACCGCAAGGACGGCAAGATCGTCAAGGAACGCGATGACGTGCTGTCAGCTTCTCGTTACGCGCTGATGATGCTCCGCGAGGCCATCGTGTCGAAGCCGAAGACGCCGACGAATACGCGAGCCAAGGCGCTCGGACGCTCCATCGTTTAACCACAGGTTGCATCGTCTCGATTGAATATGCCTCGGCGCCGCCGGGTTATACCAATCTGCGGTTGAAAAGGACTGATTTATGGCTAAAGCGGAGGCTGACAACACGAAGAAGCCGACCGCCAGCAAGCGCATGGGCGAGGGCGATCTCAAGGCGCTTGTCTCACGTGAAATCTCGCTTGCCCAGTCCGATCGCGGCCTATCGAGCAAGAAGCAGACCAAGGCGCTGGAATACTACCAGGGCAAGATGAAGGATATTGTTGCCGAGGAAGGGCGCTCCAGCGCTGTCTCGCGTGATCTGGCCGACACTATGGGCTGGATGCTCCCGGGTATCATTCGTGTGTTCACTGCCTCGGAGCATATGGCTGTTGCCGAACCTGTCGGCCGAGAAGACCAGGCATGGGCAGCACAGGCCACGGATGGCCTGAACTACACGTTCTGGAAGGAAAATGACGGCTACCGCGTCATCTACAATGCGACCTGGGACAGCCTGCTTTCCGCCAATGGCGTGGTTAAGACCTGGTGGGACGACACACCCACAACCAAGATTTCGTTCCACACCGGTTTGACTGATGACGAATACACCATGCTCGTCTCCGATGACGACGTGGAGGTCATGCAGCACTCCGAAGACACCGAGGACATGCCCGGGGCACCTGATCCGGTGACAGGGCTGGAAGGCCCGACAACGCCGCTCAAGGTGCATTCGGTCAAGATCAAGCGCAAGGTCGATGATGGGCGCACCCGGATTGAGGCCATACCGCCAGAGGATTACGGCAAGGACTCGGATTCGAAGACGTGCGACGAGGCACGGTTTCAGTTCCACCGCTCGTCAACGACGCGCTCTGATCTCATTGAAATGGGCTTCGACCGCAAAAAAATCGAAGCCCTGCCGAAAGCCTCGGACAACCGTCAATCGGAAGAAATCGCCCGCCAGCAGCAGTTGACGACCGAGGACGGCGACAACTCGATGGATATCGTTGATCTCTACGAATGCTACGTCAAGGTCGATATCGACGGCGACGGCATCGCCGAGACATGCCGCATTTACTACGCTGGGGCAAAGGATGGCGGTGACATCCTCGATTGGGAGGAATGGGAGGATGAAACCCCGTTCGATGACATCCCCTGCAATCCCATGCCGCACCGCTGGGAAGCGCAGTCGATCGCCGACGAGACGATGGACGTGCAGCAGATCAAGACGGTTCTGCTGCGCCAGGCGCTCGACAACACATATGCGACCAACAATCCTCAGCGGTTTGTCACGGGCGAGATCACCAACCCGGAGGAACTGTTCTCTCCGACCTTCGGCGGCGCCATCTTCGGCAAGGCGGGCTCGAGCGTAGAAGCGCTGGCCATTCCGTTTGTTGCCAATCACGCCTATGACGCGATCAACTATCAGGATCAGGTCATTGAGCGCCGCACAGGCGTTTCCCGCCAGACGATGGCGCTGGACCCCGAGGCGCTTCAGAACCAGTCCGCCACAGCCAACCAGAACCAGCACGACGCGGCTTATTCGCAGATCGAGTTGGTTGCCCGGAACCAGGCAGAGCTGGGATGGAAGAAGGTTTTTCGCAAGATTCTCCAGTTGGAGGTCAAGCACCAAGACAAGCCGCGCGATATCCGCATGCGTGGCAAGGCGATTACGATCGATCCGCGCTACTGGAATGCGGATATGGACATCACCATCAATGTTGGCTTGGGAACAGGCTCACGCGACCGTGATCTGGCCATGCTTCAACAGGTTTTGGCCAACCAGACGGCGTTGACGGCGAAATTGCAGGAAAGCGGCTTCCCGGACAAGGCTCTGGAGATGCTGCCATTCATCCTGACCACGCTGAAGAAGCAGGCGGAAGCGGCCGGCATCAAGAACCCCGAGATGTTCTATCCCGATGTGACGCCGCAGGACATCCAGGCCGGTCAACAGCGGCTTCAGCAGGCATCGCAACAGCCCGATCCGAAGATGCAGGCCGCACAGATGAAAATCCAGGCGGATTCGCAGATCAACCAGGCCAAGGTGCAAGGCGATCAGGCAGCTACCGCTGCGAAATTGCAGGCAGACCAGCAGGCGGCGCAGATCAAGATCCAGCAGGACGCTGCCACCAACGCGCAAAAGATGGATTTGGAGCGCCAGAAGGTCGCCGGCCAGCTTGGCTTGAAACAGGCGCAACTTGCGGCTGAAATCCAGATGAAGCAGACGCTTGCCGTGCATGACATGGCGCTAAATCGTGATGCCGCGAACCATGCACAGTCTATTGCCTCGGCAAAGGCGCAGCAAGTGCCGGTGTCTGACGTGCATCTTGGAGGCCAGCCCGGATGAGTGAGTTAGTCCGGCAGTACCTTCCATGGCTTCTGTCGGCCATCACGATCTATATGACCATCCTCGCAGGCAACAAAGCTCGCTATGCGTGGCTGATCGGCCTCGGCAATCAAGCGCTGTGGCTGATCTGGATCATCGCTTCAGCCTCATGGGGCTTGCTGCCGATGAACATAGCGCTGTGGGTCGTCTACACCCGAAATCATCTGAAATGGTCGGTACCGAACAAGGCTCTCCAGTAGAGCGGCGCAAACGAGTGAGCCCGAAAGACCCACAGGCGAAAGCCGGTTGAAGCTCTTAGGCGCCGCCCGACCATTGCAGAAGTAGAAAGAAGCCTGATGAACCTCACCCCTGACCAACTCGCCCAGATCGCCGACGATGCGATGCGCTTCAAGAGCGATCCTGCCGTTGAACGCGCCATCCTGTCGATGCGCAAGGCAGCGGTTGATGCGCTTATCGCAACTGACGCAACTGATTCCGTAGCCATCCTCTGCCGGCAGGCTGAGATCAGGGCGATCGACAACTTTTGCCAGGAATTGGCCACCGCAATCATGCGTGCCCCCAGAAAACCGCTCGCGGTCGCATAGGAGAACAACCATGGCATATAACAGCGACTATCCAGCCGCAGCCGTCCCGCTTATTGCGGGCTCTGGCAACAAGGCCAATGCTTCGGCGGCCGCGACATTGACGCCAACGGCACTTACCACGGCCTTCATCACGGGCTTTGAAGTGAGCGGATCGGGCGCAACAGCGGGCCTCCCTGTAACGGTCACTGTTGCCGGCCTGCTCGGCGGCACACAGTCCTACACCTATACCTTCGCGGTCGGTGCACTGGTCCCGAACCAAGCGCTGGCTGTCACGTATTTCCCGGCGTTACCCGCATCGGCCGTCAATACGGCGATCGTGGTGACGTGCCCGGCATCCGGCGCCGGCGGTACGAATAACACTGTCGTCGCGCACGGATACTACGCTTAAATCCACCCCGGCCAACCGCACAGGAAACCCTCGGGTTAATCCGGAGCGCGGAGCCATATCCCAAGAGGACTGAACATGCCCAACGACACCCCGGAAGGGATCGGTGGTTCGCTGTCGCTTTCCGAAGCCGCAGCAGCCTACGCAACGCCCGTCAAGGAAGAGGAAGCCCCAGAAGGCCAATCCGAATCCGAGCAGCCAGCGGAGGATGATGCCCCACTCGCCACGGATGAAACCGATGGCGAAGAAGGCGCCGACGAAGACGAAGGTCAAGCCGGTGAGGAAGAACAGGAAGCCGCGCCCGAAACGCCAGCCTACGTTGCCCCAGAGGCAAAGGTAAAGCTGCCTGACGGCTCCGAGGCCACTGTTGAAGAACTCATCAAAGGCAACCTCCGCGATCGTGACTACAGGCAGAAGACCATGGCGACGGCCGAGCTTGAACGCTCGTACAAAGCCAAGGCTTCTGAAATCCAGCAGTTCGAACAGCAGCTAGCGGGTGACCGCGACTTCATGGTCCAACTCATGCAGTCGATCATGCCGCAAAAGCCTGACTACTCCATGGTTAGCGTCGATCCGATCGGCTACGCCGAACAGAAGGCGCAATACGAAGCCCGCAAGGAACAACTGGACTATCTCGTCGGCTCACAGCAGCAGCTTTCCCAGCGAAGGCAGCAGGAGCAGGCAGAGACGGTCAAGGAAATCCGGGCTCGTGAATGGCAAGCCACACTCGACCATCTGCCTGAACTGAAGGACGCAACCCGACTGAATTCGTTCGTCGGCGAAATCCAGAAAGTGGCAGCCGATTACGGCTATTCCCCGCAGGAAATCCAGAATGTCGGTCTTGATCACCGCCAGGTGAGGGTGCTTGCGGACGCCATCAAGTGGAGAAATCTTCAGGCCAGCAAATCCAAGGTCGCGGCCAAGGTCGAAGGACGCCCGCCCGTTCAACGCGGCGGCACTCGTCCAACACCAGAGGCAACGCGCTCCAGGGATACCCGAGCAGCTATGGACCGCCTGAAATCATCCGGCAGCATCCGTGACGGAGTTGCCGCCCTCCTCGCTCTCGAAAAAGGATAGCCATCATGGCTGCACCACTCAATACCGTCCTGTCGACGGTGGCGGTCGGCAATCGCGAACAGCTCAGCGATATCGTCTCCCGCATCACGCCTGAAGATACCCCCATCTATACGATGGCAGGCAAGGAAAAGACCAAGGGCACGCACCCTGAATGGGAAATCGATACTCTCCGCGCTCCGCAGGCCAATGCGCAGACGGAAGGTGACGATTATGTGTTCGACGCGCTGACCCAGCCGTCTCGGGTCGGCGACTACACGCAGATCTTCTCTCAGGGCTGGGTGTTCTCCGGCACGCAGCAGGCGGTCGAAAACGCCGGCAATGTGGTCAAGGTCGCCGAAAAGAAGATCAAGGCCGCCATCGAAGTCCGCAAGGATGTTGAGCTGGCGATCGTGACCAACACGGCCTCCGTGGCTGGTGCAACCCGTCTCCTGGGCGGCCTGCCGTCCTGGCTGACCACCAACGTCTCGCGCAACTCAGGCTCGAACGGCGGCTTTTCGTCCGGTACCGGCCTGACTGTCGCGGAAACCCCCGGCACCCTGCGCGCCTTTACCAAGGCGTTGCTCGATACCGTCATGGGCTCCTGCTACAACTCCGGCGCCAACGTCGATACCGTCGTTGTTTCCCCCTACGTGAAGTCGGTGTTCGTGACCTTCATGTCGGATGCCAACGTAGCTTCGTTCCGCTATGCGGCCGATACCCGAGGCAAGAACACCATCGTCGGTACGGCGGACTTCTACGAAGGCCCGTTTGGCACCGTCCAGGTGAAGCCAAACCGCGTCATGGCTGCTTCGGCAAACGTGGCTCGTCGCGCCTACCTGGTCGATTCGAACTACATCGCGATCGACACCCTGCGCCCCATCCAGGAAGACCCGGATCTTGCCAAGACCGGCGACAACAAGAAGGGCGTGATCATCGGCGAACTGACACTGAAGGTGAAGAACGAAGCCGCAATGGGCGTCGTTGCCGACATCTTCGGTCTCACGGCCAGCACGTAAGGAGAACCATCATGAGCACCATGAATCGCACCAATGGTGGCACGGCCTCCTGCACGGGCACCGGCGCCACCTCCACTGCAACCCTTGCCAATCGTTTCGGCAAGCTCACTACTGCGGCTCTGACCACGGCGGCGGCTGCCAACCATGTCATCACCCTGACCAACACGGCAATCGCGGCCACCGATCAGGTGTTCGTCTCTGTCGCATTGGGCACGGCGACGACTGGCCAGCCCACTGTCGGCACGGTCACTCCGGCCGCCGGCTCTCTGGTTATCCAGATCGTCAACCGCGATGCGGCTGCGGCGGTCAACGGCACGCTGGTCGTGTCCTACGCGTCGTTCCCGGCTTAATCGCCGAGACAGCATTAGAGGCGGCTGCTCCGGTGGCCGCCTTTTTCTATGCAACCCAAAGGAGACCGCAATGGCTGACGAAAAACCCGAAAAGCTCGCCCCGATCAAGCTCATCCGCGATACTTGGGTGGGCGAAGAGCGCATCAAGGCAGATGGCACGGTCATCAATATGCCTGCCAAGGATGCCCGCCGCCTGATCGAGGCCGGCGTCGCCGAACGTGCCGACCCGCTTCCTGGCGAGTAACGCGCATGGAAATCCGGGACGGTGATTGGACGCTGATCGACCACGAACTCGCGACCGGTCGGTCCACATGGATGAAGGAAGAGGATGGCAAATACCTCTTCCGGGTAGACATGCCAATCAACGACATTCTCGACGCCAACAACGATGCGCTGGTCGACACGATCGGCAAGAAGTTTGGCGAATGGCGCCGCATTGCCTCCGTCCCGCATCATCTGGTCCACAAAAACGGGCTGGATGATGCGATGACGCAGAAAGACGGCAAGTGGCTGAAGCGGTTCTTCAATGACAGCGACAACCAGAAGTTTCGGACCAGTCGAGGGCGCGTTTAATGGCGATCACGACCTATGCCGAGTTGCAGACCGCGATTTCTGATTATCTCGCCCGCACGGATCTCGGCCCGTTCATTCCCGACTTCATCAGCATGGCGGAAAACTGGCTCAACTATGGGTCGGAAAGCGTTTCGCCGCTGCGAACGCGGGAGATGGAAGCGGTCGTCTCGCTTGTCCCGGTCAATGGCGTTGTTTCGCTGCCGGCCGACTATCTGGAGGCACTGCGCGTCTCGGAAAACACCTCCTATAAGCGCACGCTGAACTATATCACCTCGGACGAGGCAGAACGGCTCTATCCTGACGGCGCTGCCGGCTTGGGGACGGCATATTCCATCATCGGAACCAGCCTTTACACCTTCCCGCTGGTCTCCAACAACGTCAATCTGGTCTATTACCAAGCCATCCCGCCGCTGGCCTCGAACACCACCAACTGGCTGCTCGACAAGTCCCCAAGCGTCTATCTGCGCGCCTCGCTGATGCAGGCTGCCGACTACACCAAGGACGATGGCGAGTTGACCAAGCAGGCGCAGCTTGCCGGGGCTCTCATTGCCGGGCTGAACCGCTCCGATATGATGGGCAAATATCGCCGCGCTGGTGTTTCCATGAGGGGTCCGACGCCATGACCGTCATTGAAACCCTGACCTCTCTGGGCTTTGAAGCCACAGACCTCGGCAGCAAGAACGGCAAGACGTTGGTGAAGGTCAAGACCGCTAAGGGCTGGGCCTATGAGCGCCTGTCATCGGAAGCTGAAGCCCGCGCCTGGGTAGCGGACAAGACCCCATGACGCTTGTCGCGTTCACACCCTGGGCTCCTGATACCGCGGATTTGAACACCCAGGACACAGGCGACATTCTGAACGTGCTGCCGTCAGTCGATTCCTATCTGCCATTCCCCGATCTGGCTCCTTTCACCACGGCGCTGGCGGCAAAACCTCTCGGCTATTTCACGGCGCGCAGCCTGAGCGGATCGATCACCATCTTCGCCGGTACGGCAACCAAACTCTATCGGCTCGACAACACTACGCTGTCATGGACCGACATTTCCAAGCCGGCAACGACATATGGCGCCACCGATGTTGCGCGCTGGTCATTCGAACAGTTCGGCGAGTACGTCGTGGCGGTCAATCTGAATGATGACCCGCAGGTTTTCCAGCTTGGCGTCTCGACCAATTTCGACACTCTCGCCGGCTCGCCACCTCGTGCGGCGTTTGTGCGCGCCTGGGGTGACTTCCTCGTTCTTCAGCAGCTCGCTACGAGCCCCAATCGTGTCCATTGGTCATCCCTGAACGATATCACCGGCTGGACACCGGGCACCAATAATTCCGACTTCCAGGATTTCCCGGAGGGCGGCGCCGTTCAGGGCTCATCGCGGGCAACGAATCCGATTATCATTCTGGAGCGGACCATTTACCTGGGAACCTTCGTTCCCGGCTCTTCGATCATCTTTTCCTTCATCAAGATCCATGACGGGCGTGGGGCAAAATCGCCCTATTCCATCGCATCCAGGGGCGAAAACACCTTTTTCGCTGACGAAGGCGGGTTTTTCCAGATCGGCGCCGATGGTTCGATCTCTGGAGTAGGCTTTGAAAAGGTCGATCGCACCTATTTCGGGCAGATCGCGGCCTCGAACCTTGCAACGATGGTTGGCGCGATCGATCCCTTCTATTCCCGCGTTTACTGGACCTTCGATCTCACCGGAACGGGCTCTAACAACTTCATCCTGATTTATGACTGGCTGCAAACACGCTGGACGATCGCCGCTCAGGATAACGTTGGCATCTTTCCCGCAGCAACCGCCGGCTACACGCTGGAGGGGCTTGATAGCGTCTCGACCGACATCGATCTGCTGCCCTATTCGCTGGATTCGAAGGTTTGGCAGGGCGGGGCACCACTCCTTGCAGCATGGACCACTGATTACCGGCTCGGCTTCTTCAACGGCACGCCGAAGCAGGCGACGTTGACGACGCAGGAGCAGGGCGATGTCGCCGGCACCATCACCATGCTCTCGAGTTTCTACGGCGTGGTCGATACCGACAATTATACGGTTGCCATCGGATCAAGGATGAAGCGCGGCGGGGCTTCGACGTGGACCCCGGAACTGTCGCCGCATTCCATCTCCGGCCGCGTGACCAAGATGCTGGCGGCACGATTTCTCAAGATCAGGATGACCATTCCGGCTGGCGTGTTGTGGACCCATGCCCAGGGTATCGAAGTGCCATCCAAACCGGCAGGCCGGCAATGAGCTACACCGTTGAAAATGCGAGCGCATGGCCGCTGGAGCAGCTTGCGCCCTACATGAGCGACGTTCTGCGAGAGATGGGCAGGCTGGCCAAGCGCTACTCCAAGGACACGTCGACCACAGCGCTATTCCAGGAGTTTCTCGCCGGCCGGAAAACGCTTTGGCTGGTCAGGGACGGAGAGGCGTTCGTTGCCATGGCCCTGACTACCATCAAGACGGTCGACGCCACCGCGACTAGGATTTTCACGCTCTGCGACCTGGCAGGCAAAGACGTGGCCAGATTCGCCGATGAACTGACCACGGCAATGGAAGACAGCGCCGCGCAGAACGACTGCTCCGTCATCGCCGTTGAGGGCCGATCGGGCTGGGAAAAGTTCCTGAAACCGCGCGGTTACAAGACGCACGCCACCCTTTACCGGAAATTGAGGTAAGCCATGGGCTCTTCAACCAGTTCGAAACAGACATCAAGCCCGCCAGCATGGGCCGAGCCCCTTTTCAAGACGAGCGCGAAAGAGGCAACAAACCTCTACAATTCGGGCTCGGGCGGCAACACCTATTCGGGGCCAACCGTCTCCGATCTGTCCGGCACGACCATGAGCGGCGTAAACCAACTTGCCACGGCCGGCGCCAACACCAACACGGCAGGAACGCGGCCATTGTTGCAGGGTATCGGCGCGGCGTCGGCGTCGCCATCCTATGCCGAGCAGAATTTGCAGGGCATGGCCAACGGCTCTTATCTCCAGAGCGGCAACCCGTATTTCAACGACGCGCTGAAAGGCCAACTCGACCAGACGGCCAACCAGGTCCAGAGCCAGTTTTCCGGGGCAGGGCGGTATGGCTCAGGCGCGAATACCGGTGTCCTAGCCAACTCGCTCGGCAATATCCGCTCTTCGGCACTTTCCGACCAGTTCAACCGCGATAGCCAAAATATGCTGGCGGCGAACGGTCAGATGGATTCCTCGCGCAATGCCGGCCTCGATCGAAGCTTGCAGGCGACAAATGCCATGGGCGCCCAGGATCAACAGCAGTTCCAGAACGCTCTCACCGGGGCAGGGGCCACGCTTCAGGCCGGCGGCTTGCTTGATAGCCAAGCGCAGAAGCAACTGACTGACCAGGTGAACCAGTTCTATAGCCAGGACAATCAGGACTGGACGCGCCTCGGGATGCTCCAGCAGGCAGCAGCGGGGGCCGCCGGAAACTACGGCACGCAAACTGGCAATTCATCCTCATCCAACCCGATGGCGGCTCTTGGCGCTCTCGGTGGCCTGTTCGGAGGTAAATAATGGGCGGGAACTCACCCTCGACCATTCAGCCGAACGGCAACCCGCTGGCTTCGCTCTTTGCCGGCAGCCAGGGCTATCAGCAGCCACAGCAACCGCAGCAGATGGCACCGCCGCCGCCAGCGCTCCAACAGCCCGGCTATGGCATGCCGGCCCTGACGCCTCAACAGGCGGCATTGGCCACCCAGGCGAGGATGCAGGCCCGCAACCCGCTTATCCCTCCTGTGGTCCAGCAGACGCAGAAAACTCCCGCTTATATCGATCACGGCAATGGCGGTGGCCCTCGCGGCGCCTCCAGCGGCGGTAATGGCAACGGCTGGGGCGGTCACTGACTTGAGGGGTCCATAATGGACATTACTGCGCTTCTTGCCCAATTGCTGAACCCGAACGGGTCACAGTCCATCCTTGGCGCCCCCGCTCAGGCAGCAACCGCTGTGGGCGATCACGCCAACCCGGCAGCGCTTCAGGCTCAGATGTCCCGCTTTGCCCAGCCGCCACAGATCCAGCAGCCGCAAGCACCACAGCAGGCACCACAGCAGGCACCACAGCAGCAGATGCCTCCGCAGGCTCCGCAAGGCCAGCCAATGCCACAGAACGCACCACAGGCCGCACCTATGGCCCAGGGTGGTGGTGCAGGCGACTTCCTGACCAATCTGTTTGCACCGAAGCAGGCCGCCAAGACACGCACGATCGGCTGGCTTCAGGAACAGGGTCTTGATCCCGGCACGGCAACTGTCCTTGCCTCGGATAAGGGCGCGCTTCGAACCTACATGCTTCAAAGGGCAAAGGGCGGCGGCGCAACCGAATATGACCAGCGCGCGGCTGCGGCTGCGCAATATGGGCTTGATCCCCAATCGCAGGACGGCAAGAACTTCATTCTCAGCGGGAAGCTGCCTGAAGCGCGCGGTGCGCCGTCAGAACTCGGTCTCACGCCACAATACGGCGTCGATGACCAAGGCAACCCGGTGCTGTTGCAGTTGGGCAAGGACGGCAAGGTCGTTCAGCCGACTATGCCTCCCGGCGTGCATCTCTCCAAGCAGCCGCTCAAGGTCGATCTCGGCACGACATGGGGCCTTATTGACCCAATCACGCGCCAGTTGATAGGCAATGTGCCGAAGGATCTTGCCGGCGCGGCCGCGCAGACCGAAGCCGGAAAATCCAAAGCTGCGGCCGCCTTCGACCTCCCGCGCATCGAGCAGAACGCCCAGCAGACGCTCGACGTGATCCAGCAGTTGAAGACGCATCCCGGCCGCGCAACTGCTACAGGTGCTAGCGGCACATGGGACCCGCGCAACTATGTCGCCGGCACCGATGCGACAAACTTCAAGGTGGCGCTCGACCAAGCCAAGGGCCAGACCTTCCTCCAGGCGTACAATGCTCTCAAGGGCGGCGGCTCGATCACGGATATCGAGGGCGAAAAGGCCACGGCGGCAATTGCTCGTCTCAACACAGCGCAGTCTGATGAGGAATTCACCAAGGCTCTTGACGACTTCGAGAGCGTCATCAAGACCGGCCTTGCCCGCGCCAAGGTACAGGCAGGGCTTCCGGATGCCGGTCAACAGCCAGGCTATACGCCGGGCGCCCCGGCGGCTGTCACGCCCGGCGGCCAACGGGTCATCCAGCAGATGACCAATCCACAACCGATGGGCGGCAGTGACGGCTGGCAAGATGTCGGCAACGGCGTGAAGATTCGGAGGAAGCAGTAATGCCGATCTTCGAAATTCAAGGACCGGACGGCTCGACTTATGAGGTCGACGCGCCGGACCAGAATGCGGCGGTCAATGCCTTCCATGGCATGAACAGCCAGCCGGCCGCACCGCCGCCAAACCCTATCGATCAGGCCAACGCACGCGCGCAAGCCGGGATTGCCAATGCACAGCATCTTATGGCTCAAGGAGGCCCGCAGGCAGACCCACAGACCGTGCAGCCTCCCGGTGTCCCGACATACCAGCCTCCGGGTGTGACGGATTCCTATGATCCCAAGACCGGCGATTATACGAATTACGGGACCGATGCCGCCAAATCCGGTGTTTCCGGCCTTCGCCAAGGTGTCGAGGGCATCGGCGGCATGATGGGCGATGCCTCGCAGATGAGCAACGATGCGGCCCAATGGGCTGCGCAGCATCTCGGCGCCTCGCCTGAAACGGCGCAGACCATCGGTGATCTTACTGGAAAACTCAATCCATGGGCCGGCATGATGCCGACAACTAGCGACGTGCGATCGCTCACAGATGCGGTTGTCGGGCCTGCCTACCAGCCTAAGACCACACCGGGAGAGTACGTCCGCACCATTGGCCAATTTGCACCCAACGCTCTTATGGGGCCGGCTGGCTTCCTTGAGCGCACGGCATCGACTGTCATCCCAGCCGTTGCCTCGGAGACGGCCGGCCAGCTTACCAAAGGCACACCGTTCGAGCCTTACGCACGCGCTGGCGCGGCGATTGCCGGCGGATTGGGTGTCAACAAGATGCTTCAGCCAGGCGCACAGGCTTTGCCGACTGCGGAAGACATCAAGGCGAGCGCCGGTTACAAGGATCTCAAGGCGCCGATGAAGGCCGCCGTGGTTGATAAGCCGACCTATCAGGGCATCGTCAACCAACTTGACGGCGTTGCCCAGGATTTCGGCATGGTTCCCGAACAGCATGGCGCTTTCGAGACCATTCTTGCCCGCCATGCTGCCAATGCTGAAAAGGGCGGCGCCTCGCTCCAGGATCTCGAAATCCTGCGTCGTTCGCTACTCAATGCAGGCAAAGCCCCGCTCAATCCATCGGCCGGCGAGCTTTCGCGCCAGTTGATCGGCAAGCTGGACGAGACCGTAAACGGTCTAGGCGGGGCCAATCTTGTCAACGCAGGAGGGCAGACGGCGGATGAAACACTTTCGGCCCTTCAGGATGCCCGCTCGATCTGGAAAACCGGGGTAAAATCCGACATCATCGAACAGGCTGTGGAGCGGGCGAAAAATGCAGCCTCCGGCTATGAAAACGGCCTCCGCAACGAATTCCGCAAACTCCTGAACAACAAGACCTACAAGGGCACGTTCAACGATACGGAGCGTGTTGCGCTGCAACAGGTTGTTCGGGGCACGCCAACCAGCAATGCACTTCGGTTCCTTGGCGGCTTCGGTGTCCCGCTCGATAATGGGCGCAATTTCCTCGGCTCTGTCATGGGCGGCGGCGTTGGCAGCACGTTGGGTGCGGCGGTGGCCGGCCCGGTTGGCGCGGCGGTTGGCGGCCCGGCACTCATTGCTGCCGGAACGCTGGCCAAGCAGGCTTCAAGCGCCATGACGGGCAAAAGCGCCCTACTTGCGGAAGCTTTGGTCAAGGCAGGCCCGGATGCAAGCCGGCTGTTTTCTGAGGCAATGGCGCAATCCAGCGCGGCGGGAAAGCAGGCGCTTTTGCAAGCAATGATGCAGGCGAAACTGTCAGTCCAGCCGCAGCCGGCGATTCCGGCGCCAGTCCGCCAGTTTAACGGCCAATAGCGTCACGCCATAGGCAGCCATGAAGCTCCATGCGGCGATGATGTACGGATTGAGTGGGTATCCAGTGCTTTGCTGGAAATAGATTGCTGAACCGCCAACGGCGCACGCGATGGCCAACTGGCCGAGTTTTATCCAAAAGCCCATAGGGCAAAAACAATACACATGAACCAAAGGGCTGTCCATTCGGGCGGCCTTTTTCTTTGAGGCATGCCCATGGCAACCAACTGGCCTGCAATCAGAGCCGGCATCTTCAAGGGTGAGAGTGGCGGGGACTATAACACCCTCTACGGCCACGTTGAGAAGAGCGGCCCTTTCGCCGGGACCAAGCTTTCGGACATGACTGTGGACCAAGCGCTTCAGTTTGGCTCACGGAACGGGCCGTACGGCCAGTGGGCTGCCAGCAAGGGCATCACTGCGGCCCCGATGGGGGCCTACCAAATCATCAATTCCACTCTCGGTACCGTAAAATCCGGAATGGGCCTTTCGGGCAACGAGAGGATGACGCCTGACCTTCAGGAGAAGATGGGACAGTATATTTATTCCAAGCAAGGCACTGGCGCTTGGGCTGGCTATCACGGCCCGGGCGATCCATCAGCCTATCCGCCTCCTTCCCCGCCGCTCAGCCCGCAAGCCGCTGCATTTGTCCAAAACAACCCTCAGCCGGGCGGCTATGGCGCGGGCGTTCCAGATCCGAATGCGCCTCCTTCCCCCATCCTTGGGCCGTCTCAACAACCGAGCCCGCTTGGCATCCCTGGTATCCCGCAGGACGTAGCCGCCTACGCAGCCGATAACTCCCTGACCCTCGGCGATCGCTTGCAATCGGCGTTCAAGGGCCTTGCAAAAACACCCGACGCACCGGCCGTCCGCTTTGGCCCGATGGGCGATGCCCGACAATCCGGCGATAGCCTTCTCAAGGCGCTGAACGCTCCAACCCTCTCCGATCTCCTCTCGAAAAAGCGACTGGTGGGCTAACATGACCGGATCTATCTACAGTTGGTCCACGACTGCGGCATCCAACGGCAATTCTGATGGTGACATCAATTTTGCCGAGGGCCAAGCCCCGAGCACGCTGAACAACTCCAATCGCCAGGCTATGGCGCGGGTTGCCGAATACCTGGGGGACAATGGCGGCGCGCTTGTTGCTGGCGGCACGGCCAACGCCCTCACGGTCACAGCCAATTCGGCCTTTACAACCTATGCGGACGGTCTGATCCTGGCCCTTCGGATCGCGACAGACAACACGACTGCCGCAACGCTCAATGTAAATGGCATCGGCGCAAAGTCCATCCGCAAAATGGTTGGAGCCGGCGAGGTGGCTCTGTCCGGTGCGGAACTCCAAGCGACCGGCATCTACATGCTTCGGTATTCGGCGGCACTCAATGCGGCGGCAGGCGGATGGTTGCTGCTCAACCCGACGATCGATGTTCCCAACCTTGTCACCCTGACGGGCTCTGAGACCCTTACTAACAAATCGCTCACCAGTCCGGCCTTGACCGGTACGCCGACGACGCCCACTGCTGCACCAGGCACCAACACCACGCAGATTTCTTCGACGGCTTTTGTCACTGCCGCCGTTGCTGCGCTGTCGACCGTTTATCAGGGCGCTTCAGCGGTCCTCACGGCTCTAGCCGGCATCGGAACGGCGGTTGCCGGCGATGTCATCTATGCGAGCGGTGCCGGGACATGGGCGCGTCGTGCCAAGGGGACGGCCTTGCAAGCGCTGCTGATGAACAGCGCCGCCACGGCTCCCGTTTGGACTACGCTCCCGTTCTCGCGATCCTTCGAAAGCAGTCAGCAGGTAATGACCAATGGCGGCGCGCTGACGCTGGCCCATGGCATGACAGTAGCCCCCACGCTTTATGCTGCGTTCATCGTGTGTACGACCGCCGATATCGGGTTTTCTGTTGGTGATGAAACCGCGATTAACCCAGGTCCTGACCGTGAGAATGGGTCTGGTCTCGGTATCAATCTGGTGGCCGATGCTACAAATGTGACCGTCAGAATCGGTCAATTCGGCATTGCGGTTAATCGCAAAGATACCGGCGCAATCGCTGCCATTACGATTACCAGTTGGAAACTCATCGTTAGGGCTTGGGCCTGATGGCCGATCTTGTCAACATCCCAGCAATCGACGGGATATCCAACGCCAAGGATACCCGGCTCGTTCTGTATCAATCGGGCCAGTTCGTTCACACCCCTCTCCAGCAGATCATCGACGTTATCGCTGGCGTCATTGGCGACATCGTTGGCGAGGGCCTTCTACTTGAGGGCGACGAATACGGCCTCGGCTTGAGCTTCCTGCTCCTTGAAGGCGACGAGAGCGGCATTCTGCTGCTCGAATAAGGAATTCACATGAGCAAAACTGGAACCGGCCTAACCGCCGCAACCCTTCCGCTTGCCGGAACGGAAGTGATGTATGTCGTCCAAGGTGGCAACAGCCGCAAGACGACTGCGGCCAGCTTCTACACGGTTGGCGGAGCCGATGTTGCCGTGGCCGATGGTGGCACCGGGCTATCATCCTACACCGCTGGGGACATTCTCTATGCGACGGGCGCCACCACACTGGCAAAGCTCGCCACTACGGCATATGGGCGCGGCCTGCTGGCTCTTGCCAATTCCACTGCGCTTTCTGGTGAACTGTCGGCCTTTTATCAGCCGCTTGACGCCGATCTGACATCATGGGCCGGCGTCACCCGCGCTGCTGGATTGGACACGTTCGCAGCCACGCCGTCCTCTGCCAACCTCAAGGCGCTGGTAACGGATGAGACCGGCTCGGGCGCGCTCGTCTTCGCAACAAGCCCGACGCTGGTTACCCCAGCCTTAGGAACGCCAACCGCGATCAATCTAACGAATGCCACAGGTCTGACCGAGGCTCTGGCCGCCGCTGCGGTCGGTATGCCATCCCCCGCCGTCGCCAGCACATTCCTTCAGCGCAATTCCGGCAACACGGCCTATGACGCCAAGACAACCGCGCAAACGCGCACAAGCCTGTCAGACGGGGCGTGGCCAAGTTTTGCCTTGTCCATGACCGTGAGTGGCACCGTAGCGTCAAGCTACTTCATAAACTCTTGGGTGATCAACGACACCCTCGTAGCTGGCGGCGCATCGTCTGCGGATCAGGTCTCCGGGATTAACCTAGTTCACTCGTTCGGTGGCGCAGCCGTTAACGGGACGCGCATAGCGTTCGCTTCTACGGCTGCGCTGACATCTGCGACCGCAAGCACAAACACGAGCCGGAACTATTGCGGCGCTCAGTTTACAGGCGTGGCCTACGCTACTGATGGCGGGACGCTGCCGGGATCAGCCAAGGGAGCGGTATTTGGCTCAAACCCGCAAGGCGCTCTGAACGCTGGTGCGACAGGGTTCCTGCACGTCAGCGGCACCGAAATCAACGTGAAGGTGGAAACTGGCGCCTCCGTTCTTCACAAATCGCTCGCCAAGTTGGCCTCACTCGGCTCCAGCGATGCCGTTAAAGGCACTACCACCGATGCAATGATCTGGTTCCAGAATCAGGGCGGGGCAGTTGGTTGGGATAACGGCTTGCTGTTTTCCGCCGATAGCGGCGTCCAGACGATCTCCACCACCGGCACCATCATGGCGACCCGAGGGAGCCTGACCGTCAAGCGCGGCATCGATCTGACGAGTTGGGCCTTCTCTGAGTACTCGTTCATTTCGAGTGGCTTTGGCGTGACCGGTACCGGGACGGTTTTTGCCAATACGCAGATGCACCTATCCGGGACAGCGGGCGGCAACTACTTCGCAGAGACCAGCACGACGCCGACAGCGCAAGGCGATACCATAGGACTGCTGGATTTCGGGCATACCGCAGGCAATATCGGCGGGCGCTGGCTTGCGCGGGCTAATCAAGCTTGGACGCTGGGGTCTGCGCAAGGGACTCTGCTATCGGCGTTCGTCTGCGCAAACGGTTCCGCCTCCATGACCGAAGTGGTTCGCATCGATAAGTCCACGACTGCTGGCGAGACGAGTCTTATGCTTTGGGACGTGACCAAAGGTACATTACAGCGCGTCGTGTGCGGAGCGGCTGATAGTGGCGGCGTCGGGTTCAAGATGCTGCGCGTTGCGAATTAGCTACGGAAGGCGCCAAACAGATAGTCTACAGGGGGTTTCGGCGCGTTTTCGGAAACCCGGTCACCGACAGTTCCGGGCGCCGCTTCCGTTTCGGAGCGGTCTCCGCTGTGTGCCGTCCTCACCAAAGAAGGCTTCACCAACCGTTCCAGGCGCAAAACGCGCGCGTCTAGACTTTCCGCCATTTCATTCACTCCCCGCGCCCGGTGGTATCTCCACCCGACTTATTGCTAACCGAAAATATAGTCGCTGACCAGCCGGCGCACAGCCAATCCTCCAACAAAGGATAACACCATGCAGACCAGTCCAGCCGGACGGGCGGCAATCGCTCGTCGTGAAGGCAACGTGCTGAAAGCCTATCTCGATAGCGTCGGCGTGCTTACCATTGGGGTAGGGCACACGTCATCTGCCGGCCCGCCCAAGGTCACGAAGGGCCTGACAATCACCGCTGCGGAATCGGATGCGATCCTTGCTCGGGATCTGGCTGGCGTCGAAGCCTCTGTTTCAGCGATGGTCAAAGTCCCGCTCAACCAGAACGAATTCGATGCGCTGGTGTCGCTGGTGTTCAACATTGGCGCGGGTGACTTCAAAGGCTCCTCGGTGCTGCGCAATCTGAACGCGGGCAACCGGGCCGGTGCGGCCGATGCCATGCTTGCATGGAACAAGGGCACCGTGAAGGGCAAGAAGGTAGCGCTTCCGGGCCTCACCAATCGCCGGCAGGAAGAGCGCATGCAATTCCTGCGTCTTGCGTCCCCTGCCTCGCCAGCGCCCGCGAAGCCTACACCTGTTCCACAGGCACCCCCGCCAACTCCCGTCGCTCCTGAGCCTCCTGTGGTGCTTCCTGTGGCCAAGAGCAACGACAAGACAGCGGCAACGGTCGGAATCCTCGTAGTCATCGGCGGGTCTATTGCGGCCCTCTGGCACCACATCACCGCATTTGTTGGAGGCTTCTTCTGATGAAATGGTTCAACACCAACGCCCTGCACAATGCACTGAATATCTTCGTCGGGCTGATCCTGACGGGGGCCTTCACCGGCTTCGACTGGACCCTGTTCGGCATGACGGACCATACCGCCATGAAGATTTCGGGCGGCATCATGTTGGCCAAGCTGGTCATCAACGGCTACCGCGACGGGCTCCATGGCATGGTCGCACCACCGCCTCCGGCAGAGGAGAAGTGAGATGGAAGGTCTGCAAACTCTCGTTGCCGCCTACATCAATGCCTATTGGCCTTGGGGCGCCGTCTTTGTCGCGGGTGTCGTCGTGGGGCTGCTCCTATGACCGCGCTGCTTGTCTGGTTTCTCAGCAATCCAACCGTCATCGCCATTGGCGCCGCAATCGTCGGCGCGGTCGGTCTTGCCTTCCAGCAGCGCTTGGCCGGTGCCAAGGCTGAACGGAACAAGCAGGCAGTGAAAGACGCGGCGGCCGGCACTGAAGCCCAGAAGATCGATGACGCCGTGGCCGGTCGCGCTCCTGACGACAATCGAAAGGAGCTCGGCAAATGGTCAAGGTCATAGCGCTCTCGCTCATGCTGGCCGGCTGCGCTGCGACGGGTGGCAGCTTTTGCACCGTGGAGCATCCTATCCGCCCCACGAAGGCTGAAGTCGCCACGCTCTCGGATGCGTCGGTCAATGCGATCCTGGCCCATAACGAAAAGGGCGCCAAGCTGTGCCACTGGAAGCCGTGAAGTGGCAGGGGGTGAAATGCCAGATATTCCGAGCCGCCTGCGTGACCTGCATCCCGACACAATCCTATGGCTAGATCGATTGGACGCACAGCAGCGGGAAGCCCTGATCTGGGCTGGGCGCCTCGATCATCATCAGCGCGACCGGCTCGACCAATTTCTCGATTTGGACAGGGATCATTTCGAAGCCGGTTTTGCCGTGGTCAAGCTCTGGACGCGCATGAGATGGCTCGGATCTACCAGTATGTGGATAATCCTGACAGTAGCAGGTCTTCTGATCGCTATGACGCAGATCGTGGACCGCTGGCGCCCTCCCCATCTGTAGGGGATTCCAACCAACCCCAATTTCTTCTGGTTTGGATATCTGAAATCGTCCACTTGCTGACATTGTACTGGGAGGCGAGGGTGGCTTGGGTTACCTTCCCAATGCTCGCGCGAATGAGCAGAACCTCACGCTCTGTCAGTTTCGAGGCGTAGCACTTCTCCCCGATTTGGGCCGTCCCGTGGGCATGTCTATCAGCCAAATTGTCCTTGTGTGTCGCCCAGCGAAGATGGCTTGGGGTCACACACCCGTCGCGACCTCGGCCGCAGGAGTGCGCAGTATCATAGTCTGGTGAGGGCGCGGGACCATGGACGTGCTCGCAAACAATGCGGTGAGCTGCGTAGAATCGGCCATTGTACCTCATCTTCCCATAACCATGCCCATTTCTAGAATACGGCCAGATTTGGCATTCGTCGCCGGCATAGGGGAAGACGACCTCATGCAAAAAGCGCAATGTGGCACCCTTTGGCGTAGACCCTCCCATTGGGTCTCCGTGGTTGACCAAGCGCGACAAATGCTTCGAGCAGTAGCCGCGTCCATAATGCCGCTTGCCGCAATCAAGGATCGAACATAAACGTTGGGTAGCCATGTGGAGCGCTCCATGCTTCCTTGGTCAGAACCCGCTCGCAGCCCTGCAAGGCTCGGCGGGTTCGCCCTTTGTAGCATCCGCCCTATATGATTTCAATAACAGAGAGGATCGGAACATGACCCACTGGAAGGGACCGAAAGTGTGAGGGTTCCTCGCTCAAATTTCGATGTCCTGTCCTGGCTGGTGTTCACGCTTGCCGGGATGCTAGGCGTGCTGCTCTATCTAGAGATAGCGAACGCGCTTCCGATCTGACGACGCTTTCCCCTTTGCCCCAGACAGGGCCCGCTTCGGTTAACGCCGGGGCGGGTTTTTTTCGTTTATGGGGCAGGCTCCCGGATGTCGTCATAGCTCTTGACGCGTGGCTCTTGCTCCGGACCGCCTTGCGCGAACACGATCAGATCGCCGTCCGCTATCTCGCGTCGAGCCCGCAAATCCCAGCCTTTGTGCACAAAGTCAGGCTTGCCGAACACGCGGACCGCTGAGAGGTATTCATCGCCCTTAAAGCCCACGAAATGAGTGCAGCGCATCTGAAAAGGATTAGCATTTTCGACGGATTCGCGCTATGTAATTCGCAGGGATTTAGCGCGAGAGGCACCTTGCCTGCCGGTGGTCGCAACACCGGACCCTTGCGACGGGTAGCGTCCTCTGGCAGGGATGACAAGCGCGTAGGGTTCATCCACCATACCCTTACCGCAGATCACTCAGAATGGCCTAGGGAGCGTCAGATAGAGCGGGCCAAGGTCTGGCGGGTGAAGTCATGATCGATAAACCTACCTACGAAGTCTCAGTCATGGAAGATGTAGGCGGGCGTCTAGGTCGTCATATCCTGCTAAAAACCAAGGATGAAGCAGAAGCAAAGGCCCTGTATGAATCGCTGGTGGCAGATGAAGGGGTAAAGGCGCGGATTGAGACGCTTGCGCCGAAGCGCTAGGCATCACTGCTCGGCAAAGACGCGCTTGCTACTCTCCCGAAGCTTCAGAAGGTACGGCACATCCTCTGCCGTGATCTCGACCTCGCCATAGAGCATGCGGACCACACGCGGCTGGATGACCAGCACAGTGAGCTTGCACGGCTCGACGGTTCCGAGGCTGGCCGCGACGTCCTCAATCGTCAGGTAGCTGCCGTGAGTGCCGCTGGTGGAGAACATCACGAAGTTGAGGTCGTTGGCCTCGCCGTCCGGGAAAAGGGAACGCAGAACGTCCATTCCGTCCGTCAATTTCACGACTTCGTATGCCGGCATGAGAAATACGTTCATGGTCAAAATCCTATCAGAATCCGCCTCACCAAACCAGCTTAATCCCCCTGTACGCTGCAAGGAACACCAGGCCGATCGGCAGGATGGCAAGGGCGGTGCGGACTCTCATGGCGCTGGCGGTGCTGGCAATGGCATCCAGTGCGACGGCCCATGATCAGTGTGAAACGAATTCAGGTTTCCGGAGCATTCTGGGTCAATGAATGGCCATGGGTAATCGAGGACGTCAGCACCTTCGTCATAGAAGCCGGCGACAACCTGCCAGCCGATAGGCCCATTGCGCGCAAGCAGTACTGGCTCGTTGTGGGGGACACTCTCAATCGGTTTCCAGTTCATCCTTCATCTCCTATACGGTGGTGCGAACATGCGGTGGGTTAGGACTCCCGCATCTCGTCTTCCATAAATGTCAGGCGGTCGCGCATCTCTTTGATGAACCGCTCGACGCTCTCTGTCCGTGCCGGCTCGTTCGGGCTGTCCAAGATATCACCTGCCCAGCCCGACGACTTCGTTGCAATTCTCGTACACCACTGCGCAAAACGAAAGTTCGTGACCTTAGCCATTCTCGGTGTTCCTCTCAGGGGTTAAGGCTGGCATCTGAAATCCTTGCCTTGGCTGTTTCGAAGTAGGGCTGGTCCTTCTCAATGCCCAGAAACCGCCGCCCTTCGAGAAGCGCCGCAACGCCAGCCGTCCCGGAGCCCATCACGTTATCCAGAACGACCTCCCCAGGGTCGCTATATGTGCGGATGAAGTAGCGCGCCAGATCCAGCGGCTTTTGCGTTGGGTGAAGGTTCGAGCGCTGCTTATCGCTCGGGAAGACAAGCACGCTGCGAGGATAGCGCTCCGTCGAATCGTAAGGGATTGGCTCGAATTTTTGCGCCCCGTATGTCGGCGTCAAATCCTGCCGCTTCGTTGCCGTCTTCCGCACATGCCCGGTCGTCTTCTGGGGGTTGTATGTCGGCTGCTGCCGGTAGAAGACTAGCACGTTTTCGTGGGCCTTCATCGGGGCCTTTTTGGCATTGAGATGTCCGGTCGGATGCGTCTTCTCCCATATCCATTCGTATTTCAGGAAGGGCAGGCAAGAACTGCCCAGCACCTTGTCGAACGGTGTTTGAGCGAATAGCACGACAGCGCCACCGGGCTTGAGGACGCGCCAATATTCCTTCCAAAGCGGGACCAGTGGGATTTTGCTGTCCCATGGGTTTTGCGTCGTTCCATACGGCAGATCCGCGAGAATGAGATCGACGCTGCCGGCTTGGACAAGGCAGGGCATGATCTGCAGGCAGTCGCCGCAATGGAGTTGATATTGCCCTCTGCGGAACGGTTGAGGAACAGGCTGTGCCAGCCATGTGTCAACCGTGCCGACCTGTTCCTGCATCGTTCCGCATGAGCCTGCACGATCTTGCAGGGCATCGAACTCCAATTCCTTTTGGCTATTGCGGTTTTCCAT